TACCTGTGCTACTTGTCTGAATTCTTTCATTCTTAAGATAATAAATTATATAAGCATCTAGGTCTATCGTTATGAGTTGTTAAATCAAACGTAGCAACCCATCCACCTAAACCATTTTCAAATTTATCTTTAAATGCTTCACAATTTATATCAGCATTTATTTCAAAATTATCCACTGCGTATTGAGTGTAAGATGTTAAATCATTTATTATACTTAATGTATTTGCATGAATATCAACGGTATCATCCGTACCAAAGTAAGGAATAGTTTCTTTATTATGAACACCAACTGATTCATTATTCTTTAATTTAATTTTATCAGCAATTGTAAGCTGGCATCTATAAACTGTCTTTGAATCACTAAATGTTGAGTTAGTTATTAATATATTACCTAATGGATATGCTGGAAATTCATTATCATCTATCTCATAGATATCACCCTGACTAACTGATTGAATACTAGGGTGATTTGTCATTATTGTTTTAAAATAATTTAAAACATTATAGTACAATGAATAATTTGTACCTACTTTATTTACTACATTTAATCCCATAATATTATAATTGGATACCTCCGAAATATTGGTTAGTAAAATCAGGATAAACCTGAGTTAGGTTACCAACACTCTCAAGGTATTGTGGTATTTGGTTACAATATGCTATTAAATAGTTTTGCATTCTAGTTGCATAGAAATCAGCACTATTTTCAGCTTTTGCTAATAGGTAATCAATCTCATTCTTAGACGGCGTTTCCCCCGTATCTGATTTGTGCTTAACTGCACCCTCACTTTTGAATTGAATGCCCGAAAATGGGATGTATTCAACGCATGCGTACCATATTAGTGTAGGTTTGATATGGTCATTGATTAAATCCTGATAATAAGCATCTAATGAACCAATTGTGTTATTAGTAATCTTCAATTGTAGGTATTCAAACAACACAGTACCCAATAGATTAAGCATGTACTTATCTTGCGCAGTACGAACGAATGGTAGTAACCTATCAGCATCAATTGCACCCTGTAAAGGTGAATTTTTGATAATATCGTTTCTTGTTATAAAAAGTGCGTAGCTCATTGTTAGTTTTGTTTAAATATTTCAAATTCTTTTGTGAAGTTTGGATTACTTTGTTGTATAACTACATCGTTTACACTAGTATCTTCAGTAGTTGCAGGGTTTTCACCTTGCTCATTGATATCATCTTCAACTTCGTTAATAGTTTGTCCAGTTTCATCAGCAGTTTCTGAAAGAATCGCTAATGGAGTTAATTGTTCAAAGTATAATTCAGTATTATCATAACCTGATTGTTCAAACATAGAAGTAAATGTGTTTATCACTAAATTTTGAAATGGATTGATTGTCATTGTTTGCATAATAGAGAATGCAGTTTTCATTTCCTCTGATTGAGAACTAAATCCATTAGATTGTGTACGAATACCAAATAATAATGGTGAAGTAATTCTATGTCCTACTAATATTCTATCTTGCGCATATTCTGCTACATATTTGTATTTTTCATGCAGATTATCAGTAGTAATTGTTTCAATTGTTGGTTTTGATTCAACATTATCGTTAAATGATATCATAAATCTACCAGCGTTACGAGTTCCTGTAAACTTATTCTCAATTAAACTCTCAATTGTTTGTCTTTCTTCAGGTGCAGGTACTCCACTATTCATATTAATCATCACTAATGGTAAGAAACCATTCTCAATGTTGTTCATATGTAGGTTAGATAACTCAGCTTCTACGAAAGAAAATTGTAATGCACTCATCCAATCAGGTAAACTATAATAGTATTTACCAGGTGTATAGTTTTTAACATAAAGTAATTCCATCTTTTCATTAGATGTACCAAATGCAGGTATGATTTTCTTATGCTTTTGTGCTCTTTGGTCGTTCCAATCAGTACAATAGTAGTAGTTTTGCACCTTTGGGTTATCATATATCTTCTCTGCACGAATTGTTTGAACAGGAATATGATATACTTTAATAACTTTAGTGTGAGTATCATCCCAATATACTTGAAATGATGCATTACCATATAGCTTTAAATCAAATATACCTCTTTTAAGTTCTTCCTGTGGTAATATTGTATCTAACACCGTTTGGAATGCAGTATCTTTAGAATACAACCCCTTTCCAAATATTAAATCAGATATACCCTCAATACAAGCTGCATTAGTTGTTGATGTAGTAAAACTATCAGTTATGTTTTGAAAGAAATCATCAGGTCCTATTATACCAACAGGTACCCATGTATATCTTGTTTTTGTATCCTCTCTTACGATTGGTATTTCTTGTTGTGTTAAATTCACAACGGAAAAATTTTGTTTTCCTTTCATATTATTCCATTATTATATATTCGTTATCAGTTACGTTACTTACATACACTTCTTCAACACCTAATTGGTTTACATAATCAGCTTTATCTATTGATTGAGATGCAAATACTGAAATAGAACCAAACCATATAGATGCAGTACCATCCGTTATAACTGCTCTATACTGCTCACCAATTGATGCTGATGCGATAGATGCTGTCCAATTTAGGATGCTTTCGTATGGTTGATATGTGTAAGGTCTAGTTGATGCACTAACTGAAGATGATGTATTCACTAATGTGTACATATCTTGCAATTGTAATACAAGGTTAGAAGAACCCGTTGGGGATACTCTCATTGAGTAATAATTGCTTCCTGATATATAGTATGCTAACATTAAGTTGTATTTACGTTTGTTTATCTATACATTTAACAAACTTATCTCATATTATAGTGATAAGCACAAAAAAAAGGGATAGTTTTACCTATCCCTTCTAATATTTTAAGCGAAATACTGATTAGTTAGTTCCTGCTACTACTGTTGGAGGGTTTGATACTCCAGCAAATGGGTTAGCAAAAGTAGAACCAGAAATAAACGATGCAGGGAATTTCTCCATACCTGTGAACGTTAATGAATAACCATAAAGGTCACCCAATGCTGCTCCAGTTTGTAAAGTTCCTGCAGTTAAATCTGCTCCTTCTTGTTGTCCTATCAATAAACAATCACCATTAATTGTAGCTACGAATATTTGTGGACGTCCGTAAGCAGCAAGTTTAAGTTGAGTTGTCATTTCAGGCGTAAGTTTCTTAAGATTTAAAACTAATTCTTGTTGAAAGAATGTAGTTCCGTTTTCTCTAGAAGTATTTACAGTTTCAGTATATGCGCTAGTTCCTTTAAGGTCGTATTTGTAAGCAGTAAGACCCGCTGGTAATGTGCTGATTAAATCATCACTTTCACCATCAGTTATATTAGCTAGTGAACCAGTATAGTTTACAAAATAAACTGCTGATAATCCACCTACTGATTCCTTACATACTTCGTTACGTCCTGCTGATAAGTTACAAGCCATAGTATTTAATTTTTAATTTTTGTTTCTTCTTTTAATTTGAGTAAAGGGAGATATAGTTTTAACTTTAATCTCCCTATTACTTACTCAATTAATAATTTTTGTAGATAGCGATGTCAGAACCGATACCGTATTGTGTTCCTGCAGTATATCTCATGATAATTCTGAAGTTTTGAGAACCATCTAAGTCTTCCATATCTAACACTTTTACAAGGTTGTAATCACTCATCAAACCTGTTCCGAAGAATAAGTTAGATTTTTGTGCAGCAACCATAGCAGAAGATGCTAAACCTGGACACCATGCTAATTCAACACCATTGAAGTTCAATGGTTTTTCACCTACGTTCATTTGGTTGTTATATCCGTTCGCACCTTGCGCACCACCAGCTAATGCTTGTTGGTATGCTTTAGCTACGTTAGTTGGGATGTAAATTAATACATCTTCTTTACCATAGATAGTTTGAGGAATTGCATCAACTAAAGAATTTAATCTAGCTAATACGTTTGATGAATCAACTGAACCAGAAAGTGATGCAGTGATAGGAGCATTGCTTCCACCAGCAACTACTGAAGATGATAATGCGTTGTAGATACCACCGAATTGTCCGTTAGTAGCAGCAACACCTTGCCAAATTGATTGTTCAGTTGCTTCTGCAACTTTTCCACCAATGTAAGACACTAAGAAATCGTTTATGCTAGCAGGGATAGTATCAAAAGCACTATATCCTAGTTGTAAACTTTCCCATGAATTTAAAAATTCAGCTTTACATAATTGTAAGTTTACTTGCAATTCTTTTGGAGTGATTACTCTTTCAGAAAGAGCAACAGTACCAGAAGTTGCGAAATCACAAGATGCATCAGTTATAATACTATTCACGTCAATCTTTTGGATTACTGATTTGTACTTAACATTCGGCATGATAGTGATGTAGTTTTTATCTAGCGTAGTTGCAGATAAAAGGGCGCTCGCTATATATTTTCCAGCGAATTCCCCTGCGTACGTACTTGTTACAGTAGGTTGTACGAAGTTTTGATTTTTTCTCATTTTTTAATAAGTTTTTTTGTTAATTATTTATATAATTTAGATAAGAAAGTATTTTGCGGTGAAGCAGGTACTTTTCTACTAAATTTACTTTTTTGTTGTTTTGCTAAAGGGCTTTCCTCTATTGGAGCACCATCTAACTTTGGAAGTTCTTCTTCCTCATCAGACATTTGAACATCTTCTTCTTTTTTAGGATACATTCCATCCTGCATAGATTGGATTTTCTTTTCCATCTCATCAATACGATATTGTAATTTTTCCATTACTTTACCCATATCTTCAGTGATAGGTTCAGCAGTTGCATCTGCTTCATCAGTAGATTCACCACCAATATCTTCACCTGCGATACTTTCAGCATATACTGATTTTTCTTTAGGTACTTTAGTTTGAGGTAATTCTTCAACTGGTACTTCTTCTGATTTTGCATCCATTGGTAACTCTACGTTTTCTCTCTCAGCTATAACACCATCTTTAGTGATAACTTTGATTCTAACTTCATTACCTTCTGAATCTTTAAGAACAATTTCATGTTCTCCGTTTGGTGCAGCAGTTTTAGTACCATCTTCTGATACTACTGATACATCTTCACCAACATCAAATGTAGGTGATTCTAAAATCGTGCCATCTGCTAATTTAGCGTATGCTAACACAACCTCCTCTTTTGATAAAGAAAGGGTTGCTATGATTTTGTTTAATACTTGTTTTGCGTTCATATTTGTGTATTTGATTATTTAACAACTATTAAGTTGTTTGTAGTTATTTTTTTATGGTTGTGTTGTTGTAGTTGTGCTATTTGTGGTTGTTGTAGTACCATCAGTAGTTGTAGTTGTAGTCCCAGCCGTTGTTGTTGTAGTACCCGCAGTAGTAGTTGTTGTACCATCAGTTGTTGTGGTGGTAGTTCCAGCCGTAGTTGTAGTTGTACCTGCGGTAGTAGTTGTAGTTCCCGAAGTGGTTGTAGTTGTACTAGTTGGTGCTGCAGTGGTAGTTGTAGTTGTACCTGCGGTTGTTGTAGTTGTTCCTGCGGTTGTAGTTGTAGTTGTACCTGCGGTTGTAGTTGTAGTACCAGCCGTTGTGGTAGTAGTACCCGATGTAGTCGTGGTAGTTGTTCCTGCGGTAGTTGTTGTAGTCCCAGCCGTAGTTGTTGTAGTACCTGAAGTAGTTGTTGTAGTACTACATAATGTATCACATATACTATTTTGAGAAGTTGTATTATCTAAATTAACTGTGTATGTAGGTCCAGCTGCTGAAGTAGTTGGCGAGTAGATATACCCATCAGTATTCTTATAGTAAACTGTATTTCCAGTAGTTAATGGAGTTGTACTTCTACCTGTTATTGCTCCAGCTAAATAAGAACACGTTCCACCACTACATGTGTATTGATACAAATCGTAGTAGTAATATCCTGCAGAAGTTGTTGTTGTAGTTGTAGGTGCTGCAGTTGTAGTTGTTGTTGTTCCACTAGTTGTAGTAGTGGTAGTTGTAGGTGCTGCAGTTGTAGTCGTTGTTGTACCAGCAGTTGTTGTGGTAGTTGTTCCTGCAGTAGTAGTTGTAGTCCCAGCCGTAGTTGTAGTTGTTCCTGCAGTAGTAGTTGTAGTTCCACTAGTTGTTGTTGTTGTACTAGTTGGTGCTGCGGTAGTAGTTGTTGTACCCACACAAGTTGCGCAATCATAGAAAGGAGTTCCCCATGTAGCTGCAGTAAATACTGAACCTGTTGATACACCTAAATAATTCCAACAATCAACTCCATTAAATGTAGAAGGTTCTGCTACTGAACTTATTTTATATGCTGAACCTGATGTTGGTGCAGGTGCATCTGATTTTTGTATTGTATATATTGTTCCACCACTACATAATTGAACCTGATATTTAGGAATTGTTGTAGTAGTTGTTGTAGTTGTTGGTGCTGCCGTAGTTGTTGTTGTTCCTGCAGTTGTTGTTGTAGTTGTTGATGGAACGCAAGTGTTTAATTGACACCATTGTGTACCATCCCAAAAATATAAGTTAGAACCTGAAACTGCTAATGCTGGTATCGTTTGAGATATTAATAACTGACCAGTTGGTCTGAATTCATAAGATAATGCATTTACACCAGATGCTGATACAAACGGAGTATTAACCGCAACTGATGCATTAACGCTACCAGTTACTTCAATTTTACCTAATTGTCCAAATCCAGGATTTAATCCAGTAACTTTTAAGCTACCTGTGATTCCTAAAGAACCTGTTATCTTTGTATCAGCATCAATAGTTAATCCACTATCTGCTCTTACATATATTGTATCAGAACCATCGTTATTAACATTTACATAAGTTTCATCATCTCCCAAATATAGATAACCACCACTTGCTGTGATGTGTGTATCTTGCGGTGCAGTGTTATATACTTCTAAATACCTAACATCATTAGCATCAGGTTGTAATTTTATATTACCATCTCCTATGATTGCTTCAGTTATAGTTAATGACCCGCTAATTGATTGATTACCTAAGAATTGGTTTGAACCTGTTGTCGCATAAGACCCACTATTAAATATAGGGGATATACCCGATGTTCCATTGCTTCCATTTAAACCGCTCGTACCTGCTAAACCATTAGTACCATTGATACCACTAGTTCCGTTCAATCCTGAGGTTCCTGACGTGCCCTGTGAACCATTTACGCCTGATGTACCTGAAGTTCCGTTTGAACCTCCAGCTCCACTCAAACCTGATGTACCCGATGTACCATCTAATCCCGATGTGCCTGATGTTCCTTGCGAACCAGCTCCACCATTTATTCCTGAAGTACCATTAGCACCATTGATGCCACTAGTACCATTACTTCCATTTAATCCACTCGTCCCACTAACACCGCTAGTTCCTGATGAACCCGTCAAACCCGATGTTCCTGACGTGCCATTCACTCCGCTAGTTCCGTTTACCCCACTAGTACCATTTACTCCTGATGTACCTGATACACCCGAAGTACCTGAAGTACCATCACCACCTGCAGCTCCTGCTAAGTTTACTTGCCATACGTTATATGTACCATTACCATCTTTGGCAGTGACAGTTAATACTAAAGCACCATTACCGGCGTTATAGCTTACTACATCACCCGTCATGTGATTATTTACATCGTATGCAATCAATACTGATTGTGCTACTGTGTATGCTAAACCTAATCCAGTTATTAAACTTAATGTTGAACCCTGATTTTGAATTGATAAAGATGTAGATGATGTAGATTGGTATTTATCACCATTTAAACCTGATGTACCATTACTACCATTTACCCCTGAAGTTCCGTTCACACCTGATGTGCCGTTTACTCCCGAAGTTCCATTAGAACCATTTAAACCAGATGTTCCATTTATACCCGATGTGCCACTCACTCCACTAGTCCCATTACTTCCGTTAGCACCATTCGTTCCGTTGATACCTGAACTTCCATTTAAACCTGAAGTTCCATCAACCCCATTAGTACCATTTGTGCCATTAGCACCATTGATACCGCTAGTTCCGTTAATGCCTGATGTTCCCGATACTCCTGAAGTACCTGAACTTCCACCTGCTCCTGTGATACCTGATGTACCATTACTTCCGTTTAAACCCGATGTACCGTTTAAACCTGAAGTTCCATTTATTCCACTAGTCCCATTGATACCCGATGTTCCTGAAACACCGCTAGTACCCGAACTTCCACCTGCTCCACTTAAACCTGAAGTGCCGGATGTTCCGTTTACTCCATTGATACCTGATGTACCTGCTGCTCCTGTTGCACCATTAGTTCCATTAGTTCCATTTAAACCATTAGTTCCATTAAGACCTGATGTACCATTACTACCTGCTGCTCCAGTTCCGTTAGTACCATTGATACCTGACGTACCCGATGTGCCACGAGTTCCTGAAGTGCCTGACGTACCTGAAGTACCACTAGCACCAGCTGAACCGGTGATAATCATACTATCAATCATATCAGTATTAAAACTTCTTAATATCGCAGGTGTAATTAAACCTGATGAGTTATCTGGAAAATCTGCCTGATTGGCAGCCTCTAATTGTGTTTTATTTAATATAGCCATGCTAAACTAAGTTTATTGATTTTGTGTTTGTGAATACGGAACTTCGGTAGAACCTATACCTTGCTCTAATAATGCACCATTACAACACTTACGTGAGTATGTATTGGAGTGAATGCATAAGCATGCTCTCCTATTATTCTTCGGTGATGATTTACCCTGTGTAGGTCCTATGTAAACACCTGATGTTGCTACGAATCTTGCTAAATAAGATGGGTTTGGCATTTATTTATTTATTTGCTATTTTAACAATCAATAACCTAAATGTAGTTGATTATTTTACTTTTGCTAACATTTCATTATGCATAAGTGTTTGTAACCTATTGTAATCACTATCATGCGCTAGGAATAGTAAGCATGTTTCTAATGGTAGTTTAACCACATCTGCTATTGCTCTTATATCTCCTCCGGCGAGTTGTATAATTGAGCTATAACTTTTCCATTTTCTTCCAAAATTGATTTGATGTTGTGAGGTATCCCCGGCGTATCCTTCAAAGATTTCAGGATAAAATTCGGTAAGTCCTCTAATAAATGTACAAAAAAAAACAATGCACCCCAATTGATATCCATACCTAAACCTAAAAACTTATCTCCATCTATGTTACCATCGTATGCTTCTATCTCATATAAATCACCTACCTTCTTTGTGATAGGACGATATAAGATACTCATCACCTTCGCCCAGTTGTTATCTATCTGAAAGGTTTCGTATTTTGCTATATCTAAATAAGCACCATAAGCAATCTTACTTAAATTAGGTTCAAACCCATACTCCTTTCCATCTATTCTTATAATCCTTTGCAGGGGTAGGTCACAACGTTGCATAAACCCATCTAAATCCCCTTTAATCTTTACGAAGGTATCTACATCCAATCCCATAAGATAATCCGCAGGTAAATCGCATAGGTGGTAAAACAGGCATGCCGTTTGAGCATTTGATTCACCCTCATAGGATTTTAAATCGTTATGTAGTTTAAGGTATTTCTCTAGGGTTATAGCACTCCAATCGGTAGGTACTGTAATTTGGATTGTTTGTTTCATATTATCTTTGGTTTTTCTTTTCTCTATATTGTTCAGGGTTGATTAACTCAATGGTATTAAACGCTGATTTAATTATTGGTTGTGATGTTATATCAATTACTTTCTTACTCTCTAAACGATGTTGTAGTTCTCTCACCTTACTCTCCGCAGATGCTCTTTGGTGTATGGTAGCAGATAGGAATGCTTTAGCTTGTGTTAGTTCTTCCAATAGTTTAGTTTGCTCTTTCTCTAAATGCGCAATGTATGCTGCCATCTCCATAACACCTTTCTCATCTATTTGTGCTTCTCCAATTTGTAAGTAGTTTGTTTCCATATTATTATCTTATTGTTATAACGTATTTTCCTTTTGCTGTTGCCACATTACTTAACTTCATCATACACGCATAACGTGCTGCATCAATAAGATGGTCTAACCCACCTTCTGGTTTATCCGTAACGTGTTGGTGTTTATCTACTCCCCATTGGTATGAATAAAACTCATTCACTAGGTTGTTGCATGTTTTAGGTATGTTGAGTGTGTAGTTCTGCATAACCTGTATTCCAAAGTTAATACTATCCTTACCTTTAACAACAGGTTTCGTATTAAACCCTGCTCTATATAATTCTTCTATTAGGCGGGGTTCAGCACTATCACAATATATTTCCTCTCTACCTTTCACACAACCTTTGAAGTGTTTAATCAAATCATCGGTTACCATACCCTTCTCATATAAGCTTTCCACAAAATATAAATCCTTTGCACCATACTTAAACACTGCTACTAATGCGGAAGGGTCAGCACTATATCCTGCATCAAATCCCCAACACACAAACTCTGCATCATCAGGTACCCAATCAACTAAGTTAAATTGGAACACTGCTCTCTCATTGGTTGTGAATTCTCCTAACCCATAAGTTTTCCATGCTTTAGGGTTGGTGTGTTTTAACTCCTCAATTGCTTCTACTACTGATTGTTCTAGGTATGGGTTATCCTTATATGTGGTAAAGTATTGTGCTGCTTCTAATCCTCTTATCCAATGAAAAGGTGAAATGGTGGGATTTAGGGATAATATAATTGTTTGAGTAGTTCTAATTTGTAGCTGGAAGTAACTCTCACTATCTATCTCATTTGCTTCCTCCAACCATAAGATGCTACTCTTTAATCCTCTCAGCTTCTCCGCATCATCCGTAGATATAAATTGTATAATACTCCCACTTTGGAACTCATATACTCTATCAGTGCTATTAAACGCATGGTCCTCCCACAATCCTAATACACTCATAACATCTTTAAAATCTTTCATTACCGTTCTCTTAAGTGATGGTACTGTTTTACGAACGATTGTTATGTTATGCTTACCTGTGAGAGCTTGTACTATACACCATTGTAGTAGTGCATAACTTTTACCCGAACGTGTTCCACCATAATGTATTGTTACTCTATGTGTACTATCGTTTTGGTTACCATACGTTTTAGTAGTGTTTATTTCTAGGTTCATGTTTACAATTGTGAATTTACATTTGTGAATCCTCTACACTCTTTTGCGTTATGTTTACTGATATCTGCTGAATCTTTTGGTTTATCTCACCACTCATCTCCGTTCTACTTAATTTCGGCATAACATATTCTAATAGCTTAAATGCTAACTCCATTGCTTTCTCTGGGTTCTTCTTCTTTATCTCCTCCAAATCCGTATTGATTGTGGATAGCACATTGTTTGTGGCACGTGCAATTGTTAGTTTCATCTCCTCCGTACTTCGGTTGAGTGCTCCTGGTTTCCTCCCACCCATCTTATTGCCTGGTTTAAATAAATGCTCTCTGCTCTTTTCCATATTCGTTTTTGATACGATATTTAATCGTTTCTATATATTATAACACTCTACCACCATATTGTATTTATCGTTGAAGCATGCCATGTTTCTGCTCTATTACGGATACATCCTGCTACTTCATCCCAAAGTGGTTTAGGTCCTTCCCAGTTCGCATCTAATATCTCTATGTAAT